TTATTGTGGCATCCTATGGGACTTTTTCTACCGGTATCAATATTCGTAATTTACATAATGTTGTGTTTGCGTCACCATCGAAATCGAGAATTAGAAATCTTCAATCTATCGGAAGAGTACTCAGAAAGGGTGAAAATAAAGTAAAAGCAACTTTGTATGATATTGCCGATGATATCAGTTATAAATCAAGAAAGAATTATACACTCAATCACTTAATTGAAAGAATTAAGATCTATAACGAAGAAAACTTTAATTACGATATTGTAAACATACCGATAAAAGAATGATGGGCGAAGAGTTTTATTGTAGTTTAAAACTTATATCGGGTGAAGAGATATTCTCATTGATTTGTGTTGATGAGAATGATGGAGATCCGATTATAATACTTCAAAATCCTGTGATAATGAAGATACAACAATCTATGAGTGGAATGGTAATAAAAATTAAACCATGGATGGAAGTTCCAGATGATGATTTTTATTTTGTAAAATTAGATAAAATTATTACAATGACTGAAATTAGTGATGAGATGACTATTGGATTTTATCAAAAATATCTTAGTAATGAAGATATTACTTCAATTGGAGATAATGGGGAAGTTAAGATAACCAATAAAATGGGATATATCTCTTCAGTAGAGGATGCTCGTAAAAAACTTGAAGATCTCTATAAAAATATTAAAGAAAGCTAAGTTCTCATCTTCAACGGGGACAAACCTAGTCTACACAATATTTCAGTAGTTGTCAAGCCCCCTTAAAGTGTGGTATAATAAACATAACTTATAAAACTTAAAATAAGAACAATGCCATGCCAAAGAAAAAATCAGAACATTATGTAAACAATAAAGAATTTTTAGAATCAATTACTGTTTATAGGGAAAAAGTTGCGAAAGCACGGGAACTGTTCATTGAGAAATACGATACAGAACCACCAAAGTCTGGACCTTGGGAAGGAAAACCAAGAATTCCCAACTACCTAGGTGATTGCTTCTTAAAAATTGCCACTCATTTATCCTATAAACCAAACTTCGTTAATTATATGTTCCGTGAGGATATGATTTCTGATGGAATTGAGAACTGCGTTCAATATATTCATAACTTTAATCCTGAAAGGTCTCAGAATCCATTCGCCTATTTTACTCAGATTATTCATTATGCCTTTCTGCGTAGGATTCAAAAAGAAAAGAAACAATTAGAGATTAAAAATAAAATCATCGAACGGACTGGATTTGATGAGGTTATGGTGATAGACGACAACTTGCTTTCTGGGAGCAATTCGGAGTATAATAGTATGAAGGACGCAATCCAATACAGAAACGGAAACCGATGAAAATTGCCATTCTGACAGATACCCATTTTGGTGCCAAAAAAGGTTCAAAGCATCTTCACGATCACTTTGAACTTTTCTATCAGAATGTCTTCTTTCCTGCTCTAGAAGAGCACGGGATAAAGACAGTCATTCATATGGGTGATGCTTTTGATAGTCGTAAGTCAATTGATTATCAAAGTCTGGAATGGGCAAAGAGAGTTGTATTTGAACCTCTGCGTGAGTATGATGTTCATATGATTGTTGGGAACCACGATTGCTATTATAAGAATACCAATCACGTTAACTCCCCAGACCTTCTTCTCAAGACTTATCCAAATATCAAAACTTATAGTTCTCCAACAAATACAAAGGTTGGTGGAATTGATATGACTTTTATTCCTTGGATTTGTAGTGAGAATCACGAAGAAACAATGAATGTGATTCACAAGTCTAAGGCAAAGGTTGCAATGGGACACCTAGAACTTCAAGGTTTCCGTGTCAATAAAAATCTAATCATGGAGGAACATGGACTGGATTCGAATATTTTCTCAAAGTTCACGAAGGTATTTTCTGGTCATTACCATACTCGTTCTGATAATGGACGCATCTTCTATCTTGGCAATCCTTATGAGATGTATTGGACGGATGTGAATGATGCTCGTGGATTTCATATCTTTGATACCGAAACTTTAGAGCATACTCCAATTGATAATCCTTATAAATTATTCTATAATCTTTATTATGAGGATACTCCCTATCAGACATTTGATGCTCGGGAGTATGAAAACAAAATTGTAAAGATTATTGTCCGTAAAAAAACAAAGGCAAAGGATTTTGAAAAGTTTGTAGATAAATTATATACAGCAGGAATTCAAGATCTTAAAATTATTGAGAACTTTGAAATTCAAGAAAGTGAAGACTTTCAAGTTGATGAAGAGGAGAATACCATTTCAATTCTGAATCGTTATATTGATGAGTCTGAAGTTCAATTTGATAAGAACATCATTAAGGGAATCCTACAAAATCTTTATAAAGAGGCTTGCGAAGTTGAGTAATGTTTCTTCTCACACTTAAGGATCAAAAGGGGGACGGTGCATTTGCCGTTCAAGACAAATATGGTGAAAAAGTTCTGTTTCTTTTTGAGGAAGAAGATGATGCGACTCGTTATGCCTTGATGCTAGAAGACCAAGAAGAGAAAGAGATGGATGTTGTAGAAGTAGATGATGAGCTTGCCATAAAGACTTGTAAGATGTATAATTATCGATATGCAGTGATTACTCCTGACGACATTGTGATTCCTCCTAAGAATGATAACCTTTAAGAAAATTAAATGGAAGAACTTTCTTTCTACCGGCAATAACTGGACGGAAATGGACTTCCAAAAGAATCAAACCAACCTGATTGTTGGGACAAATGGTGCTGGCAAATCTACTGTGCTGGATGCCTTGACTTTTGTATTGTTCAATCGTCCGTTTCGTAAGATTAACAAACCTCAACTTCCTAACAGTACCAACGAAAAGGACTGTCTGGTAGAAATTGAGTTTTCTGTGAATAGTCGTGAGTATTTGGTTCGTCGTGGAATTAAACCAAATGTTTTTGATATTGAGGTAAATGGAAAGCAACTTCATAAGGAAGCAGATGATCGTGCGAATCAAAAAATCCTAGAAGAGAATATTCTAAAGGTCAATTATAAGTCTTTTACACAGATTGTAATTCTGGGTTCTAGTAATTTTGTCCCCTTTATGCAATTAGCTACGGCAAATCGTCGTGAGGTAATTGAGGACTTGCTGGATATTCGTATCTTCTCTTCAATGAATAATTTGATTAAAGAAAAGATTCGTCAGCAAAAGGATCAGATTAAATCTCTGGACTTTAAGAAAGAATCTCTCAAAGATAAAGTTCTGATGCAGAAGAACTTTATTGAGCAGTTGGAAAGTCGTGGAAAGGATAATATTAATTCTAACAAGCAAAAGATTACTAATTTGATTGGTGAAGTTGATGCTTATATGCTTCAAAATGCAACCACCGAAGAAAGTATCTTTGGATATACTAAGGAGCAGGAAGAAGTTATTGGTGCGACTGATAAACTGAGAAAGTTGGGAAACCTGAAAGGTAAAATCTCTCAGAAAGTATCTACCATTACCAAAGAGCACAAGTTCTTCACAGAGAATACGGTTTGTCCTACCTGCACTCAAACAATTGAAGAAGAGTTTCGGTTAAATAGAATTACCGACGCTCAAAATAGTGCTAAGGAACTTCAGAAAGGTTATAAAGACCTTGAAGAGACCATAAAACTGGAAGAAGAGAGAGAGCGTCAATTTATTGCTCTATCTAAGGAGATTACGAAACTCAACAATGACATTTCTCAAAACAATGCTAGAATTTCATCTAACCAACGACAGGTTAGGGATTTGGAAAGTGAAATTCAAACACTTACCGAACAACTTGAAAACAAGAATACTGAGCACGAAAAGTTAGAGGAGTTTCAGACCAATCTTCAAAAAATCTTTGAGGATTTGGGAACTAAAAAGGAAGAGATAGTTCATTATGATTTTGCATATTCTCTTCTCAAAGATGATGGTGTAAAAACCAAAATTATCAAAAAATATCTTCCCTTCATCAATCAACAGGTGAATCGTTATTTGCAGATGATGGATTTTTATATCAATTTCAATCTGGATGAAGAGTTTAATGAGAGTATCAAGTCACCTATTCATGAGAACTTCTCTTATAGTTCTTTCAGTGAAGGCGAGAAAATGAGAGTTGATTTGTCTCTTCTCTTTACTTGGAGAGAAGTTGCGAGAGTGAAGAACTCTGTGAATACAAATCTTTTGATTATGGATGAAGTTTTTGATTCATCTCTGGATGGATTTGGAACCGATGAGTTTCTTAAGATCATTCGTTATGTCATTAAGGATGCTAATATATTCGTAATTTCTCATAAGACTGGACTTGAAGACAAATTTGAAAATGTGATAAAATTTGATAAAGTTAAAGGATTTAGTAGGATGGTACTATGATTGGAATTGTGGGAAACGGATTTGTTGGAAATGCAGTTTATCAAAATCTAAGAGATAAGATATCCTGTAAAGTTTTTGATGTTGATAAAAATAAATCATTTAATACATTAGATGAGGTATTGAAGCAAGCATTTATTTTTGTTTGCTTACCAACTCCAATGAAATCAACTGGAGAATGTGATCTCTCTATTTTGGATAGTTTTTTTAAAGATCTTCCAAAATATGTTGATGGTATTTTTATAATTAAATCTACAGTACCAATTGGAACAACTAAAAGGTACTCTAAAAATTACAAAGTGATCCACAATCCAGAATTTTTAACTGCTAGGAATGCTGTTGAAGATTTTAGGAATTCTGAAAGAAATGTTGTTGGTGGAAATAAAAATCTTTGCCAACAGTTTGTTAATTTTTTTCAAACTATTTTTCCCAATATTCCGAGTGTTATCACTACATCAGATGAAAGTGAAGCAATTAAATACTTTGCAAACACCTTTCTTGCTTGTAAAGTTGCGTATTTCAATAAAATGTATGATTTATGTGAGGTAATTGGTATGAATTATAATGTAGTTTGTGATGGCGTAACATCCGATAGTCGAATTGGAAAATCTCATACACAAGTTCCGGGTATTGATAATGATCGTGGTTTTGGAGGAACCTGCTTCCCAAAAGATCTTAATTCCCTTATAAACCAGATGGAAGCGCACGGTATCGACGCCAGTATGCTAAAATCAATCTGGTCTTACAACCAACAAATTCGCACGGTCATAGATTGGTCCGTTACCTAAAATGCAAGTCCCCAATCGCTACCATCACTCCAAGAAGGATCAGAAGCGGAAACTCAAACCGCAAGCACTCCGACAAGCAAAGGCCCGTCGCCAAGCACTCAAGAAGCGTCTCACTCAACGAGACGCTTCTTTTTTATAAATACTTAAAAAGTTTTAGAAAAATGAGAGATCAAGAAATTATCGGTCTTCAAGAAGCATATTTGGAAGTTTGTGAAGAAAAGGACGAAACCGAAGAAGGTATCACGGGACTACCTATTCCTAAGAAAAAAATGAGTCCTGCAAAAAGACATGAATTTGAAAAGAAAAGAAATGCTGAAAGAAAAAAAAGAAAAGATCCAAGAGCAGGTGATTCTCTTTCCATAAACAGAATGACTGGTAGCAGAGGTCATGGATCAACCTATAGTGTTCCAAGTAGATTTAAGGAAGAATTTGTAATCAATTATCTTCTTGATGAAGGTTTTGCTTCTGATGAGAAGTCTGCAGAGGCAATCATGGGTGCTATGAGTGAAGCATGGGTTGAGAGTATTGTTGAGGCAAGAATTGATAGTCCAACTCAAGATGATTTGGATGCAATCAAAGGTATGCCTTTAAGTCATAGTGCAAGAATGAAAAAAAATCAGAAAGCAATTGGAGATATGAAAAACATGAAAGGGCATGGTGATATGCTTAAAGCAGCAAGAAAACATATTGAAGGTAGATAAAAACCACTTTCCAAACTGGCACATTAGAGGGTCTCACCACCCTCTTTTTTTGTATGATAAATAGTTGAACCTAATACGACGGCAATCTGTTAGGATGGTTAAGGCACTTTCGGGTGCCTTTTCCTATATAAATACTTATGCCGTTGTATTAGAGTAGGATGAAAAATCCAAAAAGATTTTATACTTACGCTTATTTGCGTAAAGATGGAACTCCTTATTATATTGGTAAGGGCCAAAGAGATAGGGCATATAGTAAAAATCACATCAATATTTTTGTTCCACCAAAAGAACGGATTTTGTTTTTAAAGAAAAATCTTTTAGAAGAAGAGGCATTTAATCACGAAAAGTATATGATTGCTGTTTTTGGTAGAAAAGATTTGGGGACAGGTATTCTGCATAATAGGACAGAAGGTGGTGATGGAACATCAAATATAAGTGATATTACAAAGGAAAAAATGAGACAAAAAAAACTTGGTAAGTCCCTATCTCAAAAACATAGAGAAAAATTGAGTAAAGTTAGAAAGGGAAATAAAAGATGGAATAATGGTATAAAAGAAAAACTTTGTAAAGAATGTCCTGGTGATGGTTGGGTTCTTGGAAGAATTATATCAAACAAAGTATGTGTTGAATATGGTAAATGGAATATTGGTAGAAAAGCAACACCAGAAACTTTAAAAAAACTTTCTAATAGAAGTATAAAATATGAATATACAATTCAAAGTCCTGATGAAAATATTTTCATTACTAATAATATGAAAAAATTTTGTGAAGAACATAATTTAACTGCTCGTTTAATGACTTCTGTTGCTCGTGGTAAGTATACAAACCATAAGGGTTGGAAGGTTGTGACAGTTGAGGAACTGGACAAAAAGGTGTGAAGCGTTTTAAAGTTACCGTATAATACTCACATATCGCACACAACCAAATGTCCGTTAAGTTTGAAGTCAAAGGGTCCCTTGCTCGTTTATTGGCGACGGAGGACCTTGTGGTAGAACATAAAAAGGTAGAAACTGCTTGTTTTAATGTCCATACAAGGGTATTGACCTTACCTATGTGGGAAAAAGCAAGTGATAATATTTACACCATGCTTGTCCTGCACGAAATTAGCCATGCCCTTTGGACCCCAAATTATGATTGGACTAAAGAATGTAAAGTCCCAGCGACTTTTGTAAATATTTGTGAGGATGTGCGTGTAGAAAAACTTTGTAAAAGAAAATATCCAGGTTCTCCTAAAAGTTTTTATAGTGGTTACAAAGAACTTGCCGAGCAAGATTTCTTCCAAATTGAAGATGAAGAAGTTGATGAGATGAATCTTGCTGACCGTGCTAACCTTTTCTTTAAGATTGGTAACTTTGCCGATATCTTGATTGAACCTGGTGAAGAGACTGAGATTATTAATCTGATTGCAGATTCTGAATCCTTTGCTGATGTTCTGGTTGCTTCTGAGGCACTTTATAAGTATTGCAAGCAAAGGAAGCAGGAAGAAACTAAAATCACTCATAAAGGTCAGCAGTCTGGTGGAAATTCTCCTGCTTCTGATTTCTTAGATCAACCTGAAGGTGAGAACGACCAATCTGAAATGGAAGGTGGTGAAGGTAAGAGTTCTGATGAAATTGGTGAACAAAAATCCGAAGAACAGGGGAAAGAACAAGAAGTTAAAGGTGAGCAAGGTGGCGAAACTTCAGAACCTGAAGTCAAGACTGTGAGTAATCTTGAAGAGGCACTTAAAGACCTTGTGAATCAAGATGGTTGGGAAAATACCTATGTGGAGATTCCTAAACTAAATGTAAAACAAATTATTGTAAGCAACACTGAAGTTCATAATCGTTGTAAAGAATCTTGGGAATCTTATCTCAAGCACAATGAATATGAATCTGGTGAAATTTTTGGTGAGGCAGATAAAGATTTCCGGGAGTTTAAGCGTTCGGCACAAAAGGAAGTTAATTATCTGGTCAAAGAGTTTGAGTGTCGTAAGGCTGCGGACAGTTATGCTCGCGCATCAACCGCTCGCACAGGTGTTCTGGACTGCACCAAACTTCATACTTACAAATATAATGAAGACCTGTTCCGTAAGGTAACAACACTTGCAAACGGCAAGAACCATGGTCTGGTGTTTGTTTTGGACTGGTCTGGTTCTATGAGTCGTGTGATGTTGGATACTGTGAAACAACTCTTTAATCTTATTTGGTTCTGTAAGAAAGTTAATATTCCTTTTGAGGTTTATGCCTTCACAAATGATTATCCAATCATTAATTATGATGAGAATAATAAACCGATTATGCCTCAACCTTTGTATCAAAAGAGAGATGGTCTGATTCAGGTTCAAGAATATTTCTCTTTAATGAATATGCTTACCAGTAAGACAAATGGTAAGACGATGGAAGACCAGATGTTGAATATCTATCGCATTGCTCGTAGTTTTTGTGACCAGTATTATTGTCGTTATCAGACTCCAGTTGGTTGGAGTCTTTCGGGAACTCCTTTAAATGAGACTTTGATTGCTCTTCACGAAATTCTTCCTACTTTCCAGAAGGAAAATAAACTGCAAAAAGTTCAGTGTGTAATTCTGACTGATGGAGAAGCACATTCGTTGAAATATCACAAACAGTTTAATCGTCGTGATGGAGATTATCTTGGTGTGAATTCAATTGGTACAAATGGTTTCTTGCGTGATCGTAAGACGGGAAACACATATTCTCTGGATGTGGAATGGTATGGTTTTACTGATATTCTGATTCGCAATCTTCGGGATAAGTTTCCTACTGTCAATTTTATTGGTATGAGGATTCTGGAATCTCGTGATGCTGGTTCTTTTATTCGTCGGTATACTGGATGGATTAATCCTGAGTATGATAAAATTATGAACACCTGGAAGAAAGAAAAAACTTTCTCAATTAAAGATTCTGGTTATCATACTTACTTTGGTCTTTCTGCATCTGCTCTTGCAAATGATGCAGACTTTGAAGTTGCCGAAGATGCTACTAAGTCCCAAATCAAAACTGCTTTTGTTAAATCTCTCAAATCTAAAAAAATGAATAAGAAAGTTCTTGGAGAGTTTGTGGAGTTAGTCGCCTAATTTATAAATAAAGTTAGGAAAAAAGTAAAGGTAACATGAACACCGAACAAATTAAAGACATGCATCTTCTTTATAATGCAGTTTATAATGAAGAACTCAGAGAACAGTTTGAGGAATACAACAATACCATCTATGATGAAGATATTGTAGAAGTTGCCACAGAGTACTTCTATTCTTATGGACTCAATGAAGATGGTATTGGCATTCTGATTGAAAAGGTTGGTCTTGAATCCTTTGTAGAGTATGTTTATGATTTGTCGGAAGATCTTCATGTTCTTACTGAAGCAAGAGCAAGAAAAAAATATTCTGGACCTTCTTATGATGAAGTAAAGGCAGAAATAAATGCAAGAGAAGCAAAAGCAAGGGCAAAGAAGGAAGCAAAGAAAAATGCCTCCAAAGCAGCTGCTGAGAAAAAAGAAACAGAAAGAACGGAACCAGAATCCCGTGGTGTTGAAAGTCAGGCAAAAGCAGAGCAACCAAAATCAAAGAAACCAGAAAGAAGTGGAATTGCAAGAGCAATCTCTGGTGCAGTAGATAGAGCAAGGCGTGATACTGAACTTCTTAAAACATCATGGAATACTGCAAGAGAAGTTGGTAGGGGACATGAAGCAAATGTAGCAAGGGCAGCAGGAACCGTAGCAGGCGCTGCTCATGGTGCTGCGAAAGTTGCACATCGCTTAGGACAAGAAGCGGGTAATAGTGAGACTGGTAAGAAAATTAAAAAGGTATTATTTGGTGAAGAAGTTGAAGCGTGGGTCAATCAACTTGTAGAAGAAGGTTATGACCTGAGTGAATATACTTGGGATGAGATGGTAGAGATTTATGAACAAAATATTAATGAAGCATCTCCATCCAATCCAAACCTTTATAAAGGGAAGCATGGACAAACACCTACACAGTATATGGCTGGTCGTTCAGATGCAGGTAAAATAATTTCTGGTGATGATAAAAGTGGACCATTAGGATATTCTAATAGATATATTCATGATGAACCAACACAACCTGGACAACGCACAACAACTCAAAGAACATCTAAAAGCATGAAAGATGCTGATTTAAAATTTGCTCGTTATAGATATAACAGTTCGGTGAAGGATGGGAATAAATTTGGAGGTCCAAAGGGACTTCCTAAAGGTGGAGGAAACTCTGCACAAGATGTGACTGATGATCCAAACTCAAAACCAATTGCTGCTCGTTCTCGTGACTATAAGGTAGGAGGTTCTCAAGGATATGGAATATCAGGAATCAAACTTGCTGATAGTTATGACCTCTACGACATCATTCTCTCGCATCTTTTAGATGAAGGTTATGCTAATACTCAAGAACAAGCAGAAGTCATTATGGTGAATATGAGTGAAGATTGGAGAGAGAGTATTGTTGAGATGAATAATTTGCCATCTGGTGGCAAGACACCTACAATGAAATATGACACTGGCAAATCTGGTGGCACCATGAAATATGACACTGGCAAATCTACTGGCAAATCAGTCTATAAGAAGGGTCCAGATGGTCGTCCATCTCCCTACCAACCTATGTGAGTCCACTTTCCAAACCGTCACAGGGGGCACTGACCGCCCCCTTTTTTGTGTGTATAATATGAGAGTTCAAATGAAACACACCTAACTACATCATGCCTCGTAAAATTTCTGTGACTGACGATCAACTAATTTCCGAACTGCAATCCCTATTCGGTTCCGATCTATCTGCTGGTGATATCCGTGGATATT